GTAGAGTTTCTCTATGATAAGCTCGACTGGCTAACAACAATGAATAGAAAATAATGAGAGAACTGGCGGACAAGAGGAGTCGAACCTCAAGTACACACCCGCCGTGCCAGCTGCTCCTGTGTAATAGAAGCCAGTGGGAACCCCCCACCGCGGCATATATATTGTCGTGTTTCTGCACCATCCGAAGTCTATACACACCTGGATCACCATACATAGAAGAGTGTTGGGAAGAACATTCACCAACCAATAAGCGTGTCCCAGCACCGATACACGATGTTGAGTGCTACCTCTCTATAGGTATTAACCAGATGTTTACGGACGACCGGGCCGTCACAAACCGCACCCGTATGCTGCCACCTCACGCCACCAAACCAAGTGGCATACGCAAATACCCGTACAACCCGCTCTTGCTGTCAACAAACCATATATTATGGCCTAACTGATCGGGATCTGAACCAGGCTCACCAAGATAATCATCCTTATACAACGTAAGATTCCTCGTAAAGAGTATGATACCGCCCCATTGAACACAGTCCGCTGATTCACCGTTTCCTTTAATAAAGTCATACCTCTCCCACATGGTACGCACACGATCCATAGTTAAATATCTGGGAAAGATGAGAGACAGTTGCCGCAGCATTATTTTGGCGAAGTCGAGATATGAAGGTTTACACCGGCAGTAGAGATGTGGAGCGTCAGAGACGACTCGTTTGCCAAGAGGGCGATCATAATCTGAAATGCCAACAACCACGGTAACATTTGCTTCAGCTCGGAACCCAGAATGAAAAGCACTACGAAAAGTGCTAGGGTAATACCAAAATGAAGCATTAGAGTTGACGATGTTAAAGAAAGGTTTGATGCGGATCTCATTAGGGGAGTAGTGTTGCGCGATGTTTCCTGATGGTAATCGCTGTTCTGACTTTCCCACCAATTCATACCAAATACACGTCTCGTCCAGCAACTCAGTCAGATCGGACAGTGTAATGCCAAATGGCAATTCGATAGCGCAATAGTTGGACATGATGCACAAACCCTTGACCGAAGTCCAAGATTGCACGCGCAACGCAACCCTGAGGAAAACCGGAGGACATGTCATTACGAAAATTCATGGGTCCATCCCTTGTCGTCTGAAACGGCGAAATTATCATACCAAGAGACAGGATCGAAATAATTGCGATGACGATGCACATTTTGAGAAGGAGGAAAAGTTGATGCTGTAGTAAAACCGCCAATGCGAGAGATGAAGGGAGTGGATGGATCGATAACACGACGAACATCCCATGCAGGGGAGTCGTGAGTGTCTGCTTCAATCCCTCGCTCATTGGCAATCTTTTCGGCAACAGAACCACCTAGTGAGTGACCAACGAGATGGTGCACGTCCGGGTGGGAATCCAAATAATCATTAACTTGCTTGTAACGCGTTGTGTTTTCTGGCTTATTGACAAATAGCCAACGATCATCCCACCAATCTTGCCAATGATGGGAACCAGATATATACAGCGTGTCATTAAGTTGGAATAAATCAGATGGATCATGATAAGCTTTACTCATGGCC